CGGCGTTCTTCCAACGCACCGCGGAGGCGTTGGCTGAGGACGGGTTTCCGATGGTGGAGTTTCCGCAGTCTCCGCAACGGATGGTGCCTGCGTGCGGGAATCTTTACGAGTTGATCGTGAATCAGCGTCTCGCGCACGACGGCAATCCGCTGTTCAGCGACCATGTGCTCTCTGCGGCGCAACGTGTCAAGGACAACGGTTGGACGTTGTCGAAAGGCAAGTCGAAGCGGAAGATTGACGCGGTCATTGCGCTTGCTATCGCCGCCGATCGTGCGACGACCAGACCGGTCGACACGCCCGAACCTGGTTTCTTCGTGGTCTGACTAAACTCAATCGTCTAACCTAGGAGGCTGGGATGAGAGTGTTCGTATTGGAGTTGGTCGGGATGGCGAGTTTCATAGCCGCAGGGTTCTTCATCGCGGTTCCTGTCGGCTTGGCCGTCATCGGCGTCATGGCTCTCGGGACCGCGTTCGCATTGTCTCGCACCGTCGCCAAGGATGACGGCAAGTGATAATCGACCGTCTCCTGAACCGCGGCGAAGAGGAACGAGCGATCTCGTTCCAGTCGCTGTTCGCCCTCGGTGACGGCTACACGTTCACGACGAACTCGGGCGTCTACGTCACGCAAGACGACTCGCTCAAGATCGGCACCGTGTACGCGTGCGTGCGTCTCATCGCCGACACGATTTCAACCTTGCCGGTCGATGCTTACATTCGCCAAGAGGGCGTGCGTCTCCAATACCGTCCCCGCCCGGTGTGGCTCGACCAGCCCGACATCGGCGTCACCAAAGAAGACCACTTCCAGCAGGTCGTCGTCTCGCTGCTGTTGAACGGCAACTCATTCACTCGCGTCATCCGCGACGAGGACGGCGAAGTGCTTGCCCTGTCGGTGATGAACCCGCAACGCATGGAAGTGCGTCGCGACAACTACGGCCGACTCTTCTACGTCTACGACTCCGTCGAGCGCATCGAGGACGTGGACATGATCCACATCCGCGACCTGACTCTGCCGGGCGAGTTGCGCGGCAAGTCGCGCATCGACCTCGTCAAAGAGAACCTCGGTCTTGCACGCGCACTCGAAGAGTTCGCCGCCCGCTTCTTCGGCCAAGGTTCCACGACGACCGGCATCATCCAGTTTCCCGGCAACCTTTCCCGCGAGCAAGCCAAGAATCTTGTCGATGCGTTCGAGGACGGCCACAAAGGACTGCGTCGCTCGCATCGACCGGGCATCCTGTTCGGTGGCGCGACGTTCGAGAAGACGGGCGTCAACCCGAACGAATCGCAGTTCATCGAATCACGCCAGTTCGCAGTCGAGGAGATCGCCCGCATCTTCCGAGTACCACCGTCAATGATTGGCGTGACGACACCCGGTGCGATGAGCTACGCCTCGGTCGAAGCCAATAACCTCTCGTTCCTTGTGCACTCGCTGACCCCAATCTTGGCGAAGGTCGAGTCAGAGTATTCGGTGCTGTTGGCCGGGCGCGCGTTCATCCGCTTCACCACCGCCGGACTCCTGCGCGGAGACATCGCCGCGCGCAACGCCTCCTACCAGTCGGGACTCAACAACGGCTACCTGTCGGTCAACGACGTGCGCCGCATGGAGGACATGTCGCCCATCGAGGGCGGCGACGCGTACCGCGTCCCGCTCGTCAACATCGACATCACCGCCGCCAATCTCGCCGACTTGGACCGCAAGTCGGTGATTGCGCAGCGTCTCATCGCCTCGGGTTTCCAGCCGTCGGCCGTGCTGTCGTTCCTCGACATGCCCGAGATCGAGCACACGGGCGTGCCGTCGGCGTCGCTGCAACCCGTCGCCACCCTCAACCCCATCGCACCACAAACGGTCTACGACCCGGGCACGCGCGACGTCAACCTGCACATGCCCGAGCAGGTCATCAACGTGCAGCCGCCGTCGGTGCGGGTCGAGCCGCCCATCGTCAACGTGCCAGAGACCGTCGTCAACGTCGTCGTGCCCGAGCAGCGCACCGTCGTGCGCACCGTGGAGCGCGACGCGGACGGACGAATCCTGCACATCGTAGAAAAGGTCGGTGAATAAATGGCAACCGGAATCTCATCCACTCTGGCCAACGCGTGGCTGGATGCGCTCGGCAACAACACGTCGTACGCGGTGACCACCGTGTATGTAAAACTGCATGTCGGTGATCCAGGAGCCAACGGGACATCCAACGCGGCGACCGAGACGACGCGCAAAGCGGCGTCGTTCGCAGCCGCCTCGGCGGGCTCGCTCGCATCTGACGCCGACATCACGTGGACGAACATCGCGGGCTCGCAAGACGCCACCCACTTCACCGCCTGGGACAACGTCTCGGCAGGAAACTTCCTCTTCTCCGGAACAATCACCGCCAACGCCTACACGGCGGGCGACACGTTCACGATCTCGTCGGGCGCACTGACCGTCTCACTCACGCTCGCGTCGTAAGGAACATCCGTGGTCGCACGGTTCGTCCTCGACACGTCGGAACTTGATGACGCCGACTTCGGTCTCGACGGCACGTCGCCGGCATTCACGCTGGACACCTCCGCCCTCGACGGCGACGGCAAGCTCGACGGCTTCACCTTCACCACCACCGCCGTAGCGGCGGCTGCGCTCGGTGCCGGGTCGGCGACCGCATCCGCAACCATCACCAAGATTGCGTCGGCTTCCGCGGACCTCGGGGAATGCGTAGCCGAAATCGCCGAAATCATGATTACCGTGACCGGAGAAGGAGACGCTGCACTCGGCGCAATCGCAGCAACCGCAACCGGCAACGTCACCGCCGCAGCCACCGCGACCGCAGCTCTCGGCGGGATGGCAGCTTCGGCATCGGCGACGATCAGCAAGGTTCCCAGCGGCGACGCTGTCCTGGGCGGGATGTCGGCGACGGCCGACGGCAGCGTGTTCGCCGACGCTGTCCTCACCGCCCAACTCGGTCCGATGGTCGCAGCCGCCACCGGCACGATCACCCCGCAACCGACCGCGGTCAGCGGAGGCTCCGACTATCCGCGTCCGCGTCGACCGCAACCCAAACCGAAACCGCGACCACGACCGCAGATCGAGGAAACACCCGTCGCCGCGGTCGCAGTCGTCGAGGCGTTCACCGCACCGCTCGTGGTATCACTCAAAGCGTCGGCCGTCGGGGCCGTCACGTTCTCTGCCGAGGACGATGACCTACAAGTATTGTTGATGCTCTGATGCCGTACTTCATCACCGACTCATCCCCGGATTGCGACGGCTTCGCAACCATCAAGGAAGACGGCGAAGTGATCGGCTGCCACGCCACCAAGCAGGCCGCCATCGACCAGATGGTCGCCGTGTCGATAGCCGAAGACATGGAGCCGGGCGGAGAACGCGACTTGCGCATCTCGCCCAACCTGCCCGACGCATACCGCCCCGCATCGTCGCCCGACGTGCCGGCGAACCACAACTGCGGCAACTGCGGATTCTTCTACAACTACTACTGCAAACGGTGGGATGCGCTCGTGTCGCCGCACTACTACTGCGCCGCCTGGGCACCAGTATCAGTTCGCAACCCAAACGATAATCCGGGGTCGACCGTCGAGTCGGGTGACATCTCCGGGTACGACCTCGACTACTACGGCGGCGGCACCAACATCCTGCGGCAGCTCTCCTTCGACGTGCCGCAATACATCCGACGCAACGCACGCAAAGGACTCGACTACTACGGTCAGGGTCTCGGTGGTGACGGGCTGGTGGACCGCACGATCCGCGAGGCGCGCGAGATGGCCTCGGGCACGATCTCCGAGGACAAGGCCGTCCGCATGGCAGCATGGATCGCCCGCCACCTGGTCGACTTCGACGCTCCGCAGAACAGCGACCCGCAGGACCCCGGCTATCCCGGCCCCGGCCTCGTCGCCCACCTCCTCTGGGGCAGCGGTCCGAACCGTGCCGGCGCGGAGCGGGCGATGCGCTGGGCCGAGGCGCAGCGGCCCGCCGAGAAGGCGCGCGTCCCCGGGCTCGTCCGCATGCGCGCCGAGGACATCCGCGGCATGACGGACGCCCTTGCCAAGGTCATCGCCGGACTGTCCGCGGAGACCGCCCGCAAGGTCGAGCGCAACTGGGCGCACATCCAGCAGCGCCCCGACGACACCTCCGCCTACTGGTCCGACGAGAAGGCCGAGCGCCTCCTCCTGGCCGCGATGGAGCCGTACGTGAAGACGGTCGCGACCCAGACGGTCGGTGCCATCGAGCAGCGGTTCGCCGCGAAGGCGGGCATGCTCGACATCATCATCCCGCGCCTCCTCCGGTCGGTCGGCATCCAGATCAAGACCGTCCCGCGCACGCTTCTGAAGACCGTCCGCAGCACCATCGACGAGGGCCTCCGCGACGGCCTCTCCGCCCGCGACCTCGGGAAGCTCATCGAGGACCGCGTCGGCAACAACGAATACTTCGCCGAGCGCATCGCCCGCACCGAGGCCATGCGCCTGCAGAACGCCGCTGCCATCGAGGGCTACCGCGAGGCTGGCATCACCGAGGTCATTCTGCGCGACGGCGACGAGGACGAGGTCTGCCGCGCCCGCGACGGTCGCCGCGTCCCCATCACCGAGGCCCAGGCGGAGATACTCGCCGAGCATCCGAACGGCACCCTCTACTTCGAGCCGGTGACCGAGTTCACCGCCGCCTTCGCGAACCCCGAGCAGGTGGAGCAGCCCATGACGCAGAAGGCCGCGACGGTCGCGATGCCTGCCATCACCCTCTCCCCGACCTTCCAGTTCACGATGCCGGAGAACCCGGCCCCGGTCGTCAACGTCGAGGCCCCGGTCGTCAACCTCCCCGCGCCGATCGTCAACATCGCCGCGCCGGAGGCCCCGACCGTCAACGTCACGACGCCCGAGGTGGTCGTCAACGTGCCGGAGGCCAAGGCCGGGCTGGTGCAGGACATCCGCATCGTCGAGATGCCGGCCCGATCGCTCTCGCAGGTCGTCGTGCGCGACCCGGCCGGGAAGATCGTCGGCGTCGAGTCGGCGAGCGAGTAGCGCATGGCCGACAACGTCCAGTTCCAATCGACTCAGCTTGCCACCCCGGCGAGCGGTACGACCGTCTCGACCGACGAGGCCGCGAGCGGGCACATCCAGCGCGTCAAGCTCGCCTACTCCGCAGATGGCTCCGATACGCACATCACGGCCGACGCAAACGGTCTAAGGGTCAACGCCGGGGCGCACCTGGACGACATCAACAACGCAATGGATCTGACCGATCAGGCCATTGCGGTCAAAGCGGCCATCTTCGGGCATAACGTTGGCGGTGCCGGGTCGTACGAGCCGGTCAAGGTCACGCCATCCGGCGCGCTTAAGGTCGAGATCGATGACGGCGGCGGCTCAATCACGGTAGACGGCACGGTGTCCGTCGGTGGGACGGTCACGACCGCCCTCATCGCCGGCAGCACGGCCACGCTGACGAACGTTGATGACACGGCCGCATCCACCGCACTCCTGGCGAGCAACAGTAGCCGCAAGGGGTTCGCGATCTTCAACGACAGCACCAGCGCGCTGTACGTCAAGTTCGGTACGACTGCGGCGTCCACGGCTTTCACGGTGAAAATCGAGGCCTCCGGCTACTACGAGCTGGTCGGCAATGGCGTGTACACCGGCCCTGTCGATGGCGTCTGGGTCAGCGATGCGTCCGGGGCCGCGCGCGTGACTGAGTGGTGATCTGATGCCTCTCTACAACAAGCCGTACGCGGAAACGAACGCCATCATCTACGGCGGCACGGAGTCCGACATCACGGTCGATGGCGTGTCATATAAGCTACACGCCTTCACGACATCCGCGACGTTCTACGTCACTACTTCAGGCGTTTGCGAAATCCTGATGATTGGAGGCGGTGCCTCTGGTGGTCACGATCGCGGCGGCGGCGGCGGCGGCG